GAGGATCATGATCGTGGCCCAATCGGCCTCGGTCAGCGGTCGCTTCAGCACGTCGGCGAATGCCGCGTTGACCATGCCGATCGTCCGGGCGAAGTGGCTTTTGGGTCCGCCGTACTTCGGCCGGCGGTCGCGGATGACCTCGGCGGTTTTCTCGCAGAGCTGCTCGGCCGGGGTCTTGTCGAGCCGATCGCAGTCGGCACCGTAGACAGCCCGCGTGATCGGCTCGTGGTCCGGGGATATCTGGTCCTGCCGGTATTTCTTCCACGCTGCTTCCAGCATTGCCCCGCCAGCCTCTTTCTCTCGGTTTGCTTCCAGCATCCGTTCCCTTTCTTTTAGGATTCTCACGATGTGTGCCGCGAGATTTCCCGATGTGCCACACCATTGCCCCATGAATCGACGCGCATCGCGGAGGGCGGTCGCGATGTATTCCTCGGAGAGCGGTTCGCTCACGCCGGCACCTCCATCCGGGGGCCAGAGACTGCGCCCAGTCGCTTACGGGCGGCCGCAACATCCTTGAGCGTCCACAGAAACTTTTTCTGCGGCAACGGAACGCTGCTGCTTTTTCGCATGTTCTGGCTTTTCCATAGCGGCCGAAGGTTCGTGTAATGAAACGCGACCCTCTGTTGATATTCGTCTCGAAGATCAAACGCAGAGCACGGAATGATGTGGTCGATGTGCCACTCACTCCTGTTTTGCCAAGACATCCCGTCGGAAAACTGACGCTCCATCCAAGACGCAAGCGCGTCAGCGCTGCAGCCAGTCAAGTCTTCCGTTCCAGCCGCCTTGCAGGCACCAGCCCGACGTGTCGCGGTCTTGACTCTTGCACGAAGTCTTTCGGCTATCGCGAAGCGCTCATCAGTTCGACGCTTCATCCTCATGTATTCGGCGGCCCTCTTGCGGTAGCTCTCGCCGTGGTACTTGATCCACACCTCTCTCCTCAAACGAAGCCGCTCGTCAGGCGTCATCTCCATTCGTCGCTTCTTTTGGTATGCCGAGTTAGCTGCGATGGCGGCCAGCCTCTGGTCCGGCGTCCTCGCGGCACGGTTCTTTGCGGCACGAACCCGGTCGCGGATGCGACGCCGTTCCTTTTGCTCCGCGTTTTCGACGTACTTCGTCACTGTCCACCCCTCCCGCCGCCGCCGCTTACGACATATTCCATGTGCATCTCGTGCAGCCCGCCACGCTGAGAATAGACCCACTCCTGCATCGCCCGCTCGGCACCGACAAAGCCCATGTCGACGTGCCACGAATCTGGAGGAACGATCGTCGGGGCCGTCCGCACGATCACGCCGTCGATCGTGCCCACCTCGGCGGATTGGTTGTGAAGGTGGCCGACGTGCCACTCGCGGTGCCGGCACTGCGACCACAAGGCAGCGGCCTCGATTGCCATCAGCCCGGCCAACTTCTTTTTTGCCTTATCGCCATGCGTGATGCCGACCAGATTCCCACCGTGTGTCAGGTATTTCCGGGTGGTGAACTCGGTGTTAACCGACACCCGCTTGTCGTCTCGGTATCGCTCGACGAATATCTTCTGGAGTGCCCACGCCATCGCGGTGTCGTGGTTGCCGGGGACGAAGACGACATCGGTGGGCAGCGTTTCCGCCGACAACTCAACGACCCCGGCGATCGACGCCACGGCCAGCTCGATCGTCTTCTGAAGGCGGGAGTCCCTGTCGATGTAGGTGCCGCCGGTGGTAGTGCCGAAGACCGTGTCGAAGTGCAGGGTGTCGCCGGCCAGCACGATCGTCCGCCGGCAGGCGTCGCCGCTTCTGCCGATTAGTCGGCTCGCCGTCTTCCCAACCAGATCCGCAGCGATCGACAGGTCATAGTCGCTGCCGGTGGTGTGCCTCCACGATCGTCCCCCGAAGTGGAGATCGCTCATCACGAGCACGCTCCACAACCCGGACTGCTTGCGGCCGTGGCCCGGCATCTTCGGCTGGCGGATCGCTGAGGATGCCGCGGCAATCATCCCGTCGACGATCTCCCTGGTTGTCGGCCCGCCCCTCGGCTTCAACCGAACGAACACCCGGAATAGCTCTGTGACAACCGGTCGACCATTGGAGCGGTCGACCGACATTCCCTCCCACTTGGTCGCCTCCGACTGCGCCACTTGGTACAGCTCGAGGTCAGCCTCGATATGCCGCAGGAGATCCTCGACCGTGCGGATCGTCCGCGAGACGCTCCTGGCCTCGACGTTGTCGCCGTCGGTACGCTGGGTCACATGCTCGGCCTCGGCCGCCGGCGACGGCTGGGGGAGGCTTGCGACCACGTCGGTGATTAGGGGCCGTCGAGCCATCTGGTCACCGTGGAAGAGTGTGCGTTGATGCCGCGGTCCGCGAGAGTCTTTGCAATGGCTTTTGCCAGCCCGGTTTTCGTTGCGCTGATCCGGCCAGCGCGAAACTCCGACCGGATCTCCACGAGTTCCGCGAGAATCTCCGGCGGCAGCACGTCGGCGAAACTCTGCCGCGTCCGCCGAGGCAGATTCGTCAGCACGTCATCGAGCAAACCCAACTTCGCCATGCCGCCTCCGCATACAGTCAGTTTGCGGATAGGTGTACGGGTGTCAACCGCTGTTTTCCGGGGCTTCAACCGGCCCCCACTTGCCCACTGGGCACGACTGATCCGCCCAGTGCAGCTTGGATATGTAGGCCCGTTCGCGGCTAATGCCGCAGCCGCATTTGGTGCAGACGTTGGCAGCGAAATACTCGCAAGCCGTGCAGATGGCGTGCCGATCGGCCACTTGCTCGTCGGTGCAGCGGGGAGCACCGGCGGCGACGTGCCGGGCCGCGGAGGCGGCGAAGTTGCCGATACGCTCGAGCAGCGGGGGGGGCTCGCTGCTAGCACGCGCGTCCCGGCGCGCATTGACCTCAGACGCTGCAAGGAGCCTGGATTTCAAATCGGATCCGCGGTGCTGGATCTCCGCAGCCGCCAGAGGAGTCTTGTGGGTAGCCACTTGATCGCTCCATGGTTGGTTCGCCGATCGGGACGGGGTCGCCTGCTGAGATGTTCCCGCAGTCCTCCGGGGCCGCAAACGTGTCAATCGTGCCGGCCCATTGGTCCACCGTAAATGCGCCGCAGATTTTAATCGTCTGATGCACGACGTACCACGCGGTCACCGGCGGGCTAACGTTGTTGTCCGATTCGCAGTACAGGTCCAAATACTGCTGCTCCAGCGTTTGCGTATTGGGGTTGTCGGTGCGGTAGAAAAAAAACTTGTACGGGTAGACGATCGTCCCGCTGCCGCCCTGATGCTCGTAGTACAACAGATCGTTGGTTACCGGGTCGGTGGTTACGATCAGCTCTGGGGTTCCTAGAACAAACTCTGCCGATGTTCCTCCCCAGATCACCCTGGTGTTGCCCTCGCCGATCGGAACGTCGCAATCAGCGGGGACGGTCTTGCACGACGGGCGGGAGGTGATGCGGAAGGTGGCGGCAAACTCAGTTTCCAGTAGGCTGTCGAGCACGTCCTGGTAAGGGCCGAACTCACGACCGGAAAGCGCGTCCTCTTCGTAGTTGCCGAATGAGGTTGTCCCAATCGACAGCGTAAACTCAAGCGGAGTTTGGAAGTTTGCGGTACGGCGATCCGTGTCGTCGAAGTATAAGCATTTGCGATTGCCAGCCAGCTCGCAGTCATTACTGTCGATGCGAACTATCTTGCGAGCGGATCGGTAATAAAAAAACAAGTCGCCTAGCGATGAGACTACATTGTACAAGCGAACGAAAAGGTCAAGCTGAAGGAATATCTGAGGCTTTATGTTTCCTGCAGCCCCCATTAGAGAACAATAAACACGAGCTTCGTAACGAACGTCAGCGCCCACTCCAGAAGCAACGCCAGCGACATCAGCAACCTTCCGCACGATTGAGGTAGTACCTGCTATTAGTCCGTAACTCTCCATGAAGTGGTTTTGCATATAGGCAGCACTGTAGTTGCCGCATAGTGTGAGTCCTCCGACTCCGCTCGCCTCGCCAGGGCAACCAATCTCTCCGCCGAAGGCGTCAAGGGCAGATTGAATGAGTGAGGGTTCCGTAAACCTTGCGGCGGATGAATTATCACACTGGTGGTCTGTCGAGATCGCGCACTGCTCTGGCGAAACAATAGCAATCTTGTATTGGCAATAGTCTGGACACCAGCACGCCGCCGGCGGCGGATTCTCACAGCAGCACGCTTGGCTGCCGGCGATGAGCCCGCCACCAACCAGCAGCGGCTTCCCGTCCTTGAGTCGGATCTCCACGCTCAGGTGATCTCCAACGACGACACCACCACCTCAAGCCGGTCGGCCGCCGACGCAAGAGCGGACACGCTATCCCCCTGCCGCACCGCCAGCGGTGCCGTCAGCACCTCAAGCCTTGTGCCGGTCGCCACGTTGACGTTGGCCGCAAGGGCGTAGCCGGTGGCCCCCTGGTGCAGCCGCACCGTCACCGCGGCCGCGTTGGTCAGATCGATGTTGGCGACCGAGATCGACCGAATCAGCGTCACCCCGGTGGTCCCGGTGGTTCCGGTCACGCCCGTGGCAACATAGGTGGTGCCGGTAGTGGAAAGCCGATAGCCCCGGCTGGCGAATGCTTCTGGCATTGGTCACTCAGAGGAAATAGGAGGAGGCGTAGGACGGGTTGCCGCTGCACTCGGTGACTGTGTACCACTGGAGGCCGGTGTCGCAACCGCTGGCCCCAGTGGCGGCCTTGCCGTGGCCGAGGAGCTGGACCGCCCCTGTGGTGTGGCTGGTGATGGATTCCGACGTGCGCTCGGTGCCGAACAGCAGTAGCGCCCATGGAGTTCCAGGCCCGGTGGTGCCGGTGGGAATCGGCCCGGTGGCACCGACCCACATAATCCGAAACGGTCCAGAGTCGGCCGATTCCATGTAGCCGATCTCGTTTGTCTTTGGCTTAGCGTATTGGTGCCCGGTGCATCGCATCTGCACCCTCGCCTGCACCACGCCGTTGATCGCCCCCTGGCCGATCTCCCCGGACGGGATCGGCTCGACGGCAACGGCATACGACTTCGTGTATGCGGACCCGAGGCCCGGAACCACGCCCACCACGCCGGGCCACGACTGGAAGGAGTCCACGTCGGGGCCGGTGACTCCGGTCGGTGTCTCGAGCAACGAATCGATCTGCAGCACGCCCCACCGCTCCAGAGTGCCGGTGGTAAAGTTTTTCATCCGCACGGTGAAGTTGGTGCGGGGAAAATCGGCAGTCTCGCCGACCGCACGCGGGTGAAACTTCACCTCCTCAACGAGCTTGTTCCACGTCGACGCGGCAACCTTTACGGGCTGGCCGGGCCGGACGTGCCGGAGGGGGTTCATGCCAGCCCCTTTGCGTCGTCATTCATGGGCTGCGTGAACGTATTCCCGCCGACGAGATAGAACCGCGGCCAGAAAGTCCCGATCTCTAGGTCGGCAAAATCCTTCCGGGGATGGACCTGGTCGACGTAGACGTATTTCGCACGCTTGACCGGAGAGCCGCCGGCACTGGCGTCGCCGTACTGAACCCACATAAAATCTTGCCCGTCTTTCTCTGCGACGGTCACGTTCCCGATCTTAAAGTTTTTGCGGTTCGCAGTCGCCGTAAACGAATAGGAAACCGGAACCATTGTCGATGATCGGTTGGTGTCAAACTTCGCTCCAAGAAACAGCACCTCACCGGCGAAGAACGAACGAAAGGGTTTATCGTTCACCGCCCCGCCCGTGTCGTGCAGCTTAATGCCGTAAGGCGTGTTCAGCCCGGGATCGCCTGCAGACGTTGTATTGGTTGCACCGGGCTCGCTGCCGTTGACCAAGTACCACGCCGGGACCAGCCACGTCTCAGTCCACGAGAACGACGGGACCGCCACGTCGATGCCGCCGACCCTGCCGCCGGAGACGTTGATTGCCCCTTCGGAGTCCGGGGCGGTCTCGCCCACGGCCGCATAGCCCGTGCAGATTGGTTCTTCGCCGTCGTCGTCCACCCACGCCGTCGTGATGTGCTCGGTCTTCGTGGACGTGTCTACAGACAGCCCGGCCGGGATCATCTTCACGCCGCCCGGGCCTTCAATTCCGGACTCGTCCGGGTATGCCTGGATGCCGGCATTGCCGTAGGTGGCCTCGATCTCATACCACCCGTTTCCGACCGGCCGCGGCACCAGGCTGGTGCGGACGTGGCCGTCGTAATAGAGCGGGGCGAGCGATGCCGCCTTCTCCTCGGCCTTCGCGTAGTTCTCGATTGAGTGGACGAGCCACCGCATCGAGACATCGCGAGACATCAGCCCATCGGTGCTGGTCGAGACTTGACCCGAACCTGAGTCGATCCGCTCGATTGTGTCTGGGGGCAGTGTGGGCATCGAAATACTCTCAGATGAATGCGACGCCGGCCCCATAGCCCTCGGCCATCTTGCGGAGCAAGCTGTTTGACTCCTCGGAAGCCATGGCCGTTCGCTCGGCAGCGGAGATCAAATCGCGGTCGCTGGCGGCCGCGACCCCGGCAGCGGACACCGGACCGCCCGAGGCGATGCCAGCCCGCAGTGAACCGGCGTTGGGCACGACCCGTCCTGATGCCACCAGCTCCGCGACGCCGTCGGCGGTACGGGCGGTGTTGGCCGCCGTCTCTTCAGCCACCGAGAGGGCCGGGCCGATGGCGAGCCGCGAGGCGACGCCACCGAAGAATGTGCCAAGGCTTTCGCCGCTGCCGAGAGTTGGCCTGGCGGCCATCATCGGGCCGCCGCCCCCTAGCGGCTTGCGGTTCGCGTCCCTGGTGATTCCGGACCGATTCGCCATCTCATTGGCTTTCGACGCGGCCTCCGATGAAGATGCCGCCCACAAAGCCAAACCGCCCACGGCGGCAAGGGCACCGGCAATCCACCCGATTCCCGGGATGGCGAATAAGGCGACGCGAAGACCGGCGAGGGCGGTAGACAGTCCGCCGATCGCAACCGTAAATGCCCGCGTCATCGTCGTTGCGGTCACCCCGGCCGTGATGTATCCAGCCAGGGCGAAGTTGACGGCCTGCAATATTGTGCCGACCCCGAGGGCGGCGACACCGACAGCAAACATTCCGCCGGCAAGCCCAGCCATAACTACGGTCAGGCCCGGGACGGTGGACATAAGCCTCGAGTATGTGTCGATGATAAAGATTGCGGCGTCCGCGGCCATCCGGACCGCCCCCGTGAACCCGCCATCTGCGAAGGCAATCGCCAACCGCTCAACAACCGCCATCAGCGAGTTGCCGACGCCGGTGAGCTGCGACATCGCGATGTCAAACTTGTCGGCCACGGTGCGAGATGTTTCCATCGCGTCCGCAATGCGATCGAAGCCCTTCTCGCCCTGCTCCGCAAACGCATGGATCACGCGAATACCGCGAACGTCGAACACGTTGACGAGCGCCTCGTTTGTAAGCATGGCGTCGCGGGCGGACCGGTCCATGTTCTTCATCGACTTAGCAAAGATCTCTGCGATCTGGGCGATTGGCAGGAGTTTGCCCTGCTGATCGACCAAAGACTCCATCGAAATACCTAGTGTCGCGAGCGCCTCCCTTGCATCCTTCGTGGGAGCGAGCAGCTTCACGAGCAACGTCTTGATTCCCGTCCCGGCCTCCTCACCTTTTATGCCGTACCGGGCGAGAATCGCCAGCCCTTGCGACAGTCCGAACAGTGATTGGTTCGTGCCCCGCGCAACGCTCGCCACCAGGGCGAAACTCTCAATCATTGAAGCGATAGACGTTTCGCTTGAGTCGGCAGCCGCGGATAGCGTGTCGGCTGCCTCGGAGGCCGACACGCCAAACACGTTCATCGCGACCTTCATAAACTCGGCCGCCTGGGCGGCCTCGACGCCGCTGACCTGGGCAAACTCAACAGCCGACCGGCCAGCACCACCCAGAGCCTCCTCAACCGTCATGCCGGCCTTGATGAGCAGCGTGAATGACTGAGCGATCTTGGTCGCCGAGATACCCATAGTGCGGGACAGCCTCAGGGCCTCGGCCCGGACCCGAGCCAGCCCCTCGTCGGACAGGTCGGCCGTGGCCCCCTTCAGCTCTAGGAGCGAATCCTGAAACGTGGCGGCAGACTGTGCGGCCAGGAGCATCGGCAGACCCATCGCGGCCCCGCCGATCGCCATGCCCGTGCCGGCCCGCTTGAGCGTGCCCGAAAGCCGGACGATCGAGTGCTGCGTCTTCTTGAGCGTCCGCGTGAACTTGTCGTCGTTCGCAGAAATCTCGATGAATGCCCTGCCGGCCCTTACTGCTCCAGCACTCATATAATGTCTTTCAGTTCCTCGCTGCTGATCGTTTTCACCAACTGCTTCGTGCGGTCACGCATTGGGTGAATCTCGGCAGCGTCATACGGTCGCGGTCGCTTCTTGGGGTCTCTGTGGATCTCTGCTAGTTGGGCGAGGAGGCTACTGGTGTGGTTCCACAGTTCTCGCTGCCGGCCTTTGACTGCGGCGAGCAGCTCGCGGAGAGACCAGGGGCCGGGGTGGACGCCGACGACGCCGGCGAGTTCGTAGCCGAGGCACCAGATGTCCACCGGGCTAGCTCCTCGTCGATCGCCGCCTCGATCTCCGGCATCCTCTCCTCCACCGCCTTTTCCGCCGCCGCGTCGACCTCTCTCACTTTCTTGACCGCCACCGTCAGGATCTTCTGAACGCGGGTCGGGCAAAAAAAAACCATCTCGTCGAGCAGTGCGTTGTAGGAAGCCTCGAGCGTCTTGCCGTCGAAGGCTCCGTAGAACGCCTCCGGCGTCAGGTTGCGGGCCACGGCCTGCGGCTCGACCATGCACCAGATCACTTGCCCTAGCACGAACGGGTCCGACAGTTGCTCAAGGCTTTTCCGCTCCTCAGTGGCAAGGTCGAAGAGCGACACGCCGGTGTGTGCTTTCACTCGGGCGTAGGAAGCGTAGGTCGCCACCAGATCCCAGGAGCGGTCGGCGTTGTCTTGGAATGTGTGCATTTAGTACGACCCTCCCGATCCAGGCGGGGGCGTCCAATCCGGTATTGGCGGGGCCTGGTAGTTCCACTCGCGGAGTTCAAATCGTGGGATCACGGCGTCGTTCAGGGGTTCGTCTCCGTCAATGCCGTGGATCGTGAAAGGCCGGCTGATGTCAAACAGTCCGCCCGTCAGTTCAACGTCAAGGATTCGCGGAAGGTAAAAAACGGAACTTCCGACATCAGTCCTCTCCCATCGATTCGCAAACAGAAGCCTGGCCTTGGCAATGTCTGGAAACGAAAACATGATCTCGTAGGTTCGCCCGACGACGACCGTCGACGCCCCGTACCCGTTGAACCCGGATGCGTCGACCTCGGTCACCGACTCGCGAACGCTGACATCGGACACACCCTTGATCTCGGTGCCCTCGATCGTGAGGACGCAGTCCGTGCCGAGAACGTAGGTAATGGCCGCCGGCATCAGTCACTCCAAAGCTGGATTAGGCGACCTGCGCCCCAGCCAGCCGCTTGAGCGTGATGCTGTATTCGATCGCACCGTCCACGACCTGTGGCTCGCCGATATTGTTCACGTAGTAGAGGCCAGTGGAGAGGCTGCCCGTAACGCCGATCGACACGACGCCGGTGCTGTGAATGCCCGCCGTGTGATCGAAGCAGACCACCTCGACAGTGGTGTTCCAGCGAACGGGCACGAACTCTTGGATGTAATCGCTCCCCCTGGTCGTCACCTCGGCCTCGGCCGCCGTCTCACGGGTGATCGTGACATCCTTCACGTTCGCGTTGGTGATCGTCGACCCGAACGTAAAAAGTTGGTCTTTGCCGAGTTTGTATGAGTGTGCGACTGGCATTGCGGCATTCTCCTGTGCGGTTTCGGCGGCGACCGCCACCTGAACGTCAGTATACCAGTTTGCTATCCGCGGCTGACGGTGAATCCGGACCGGGAACCGGCCGAACTCTTGAACTGGCCGGCGAAAGCCTTGGCGATCGATCCGTTGGAAATGCAGAACTCCATAGCCGGTTTCATGAACGGCCGTGCAGGGTAGGTGGTCGACTTATGCTCGAACGACCGCATCGGCCGCCATCGCGATTGGTCGCGTGGCATCTGCCCGGCCGGCAGCTTCATAATGATCGGGCTTCTCATGCCGCCCCGCAGCGTCTTGATCTGCGGGATGAAAGCCCACGTCTTAAGCTTGAGCGTGCCGCCGAACTCGTGGAGGTAGGGGATCATGCGACCCTTTTTCGACGGGCCGACAACGACGGAGTGCGTCGACTGGTCGTAGTAGTACCAGAGGTTGCGGCGGAAGCCGAGGTAACTGGCCTGATGGCCCGACTCTGGCGTGTGCGTGAACGGTGGCGATCCAGCCGGCGAGGGCTTGGGATTCTGCACCTCGCGGATCACTCGCCTCCCAAACTTTCCGCTCTGCACCCAACTCTTCCCGAGGACGCCCATCTGCATGAGCGTGCTGATGCCGGCCCCGGGGAAGTCTCTCCGGATCTTTGACGGGATCCTCGCCATCCCACGTCTCTTGATAATCCGACGGACGCGGTCACGAATCAGACCGCCAGACCTGAACAGTGCCCGATGATCCATCCCCGACATGGCATCGCGGATTGCCTGCCGGTCAAAGAACAAATCAATCGACGCTTTCATCCCGATCGACGGGATATTCGGAATCATTCCTGGCACACGAGGAATCATGGCTATACCTTCGCGCTGGCGTAGCGGTAGGTGGCAGAGATGTCGGCCAGGAATACCCTCGCCCCCGTCACCTGGTCGCGGTCGTAGGTCACGAGGTTAGTTACGTTCATCCACGCGACGCCTGGCGGCATCGTGGTATTGCCGGCCGGCAGTTTCTTGGAGCGGATCACGTCGACGATGTTCGTCCGCAGTTCGACCAGGTCGTCGATCTCAGCGTCGGACGCCATCCTCTTCCCGATCACGACATGAATGTCGATCTCAAACAGGTCGGCCCCGTGGGTGTGCGGACTGACCTGTGTTTCCCCGGGGACCACCGACACTTTGAGGTCGGACAGTTCCTCGGCCGTATAGTCGGGGACGTAGGAACGGACGGCGTCAACGGACGTGATCGCCCCGTCAAACCGTGCGAGCGAAAGGCTGCCGGCGAGCGAATCGGCGATGAGTATTTCGATGGCTTCCATGTTCGTCCTACGGTTTGGGGCCGTCCTCTACCACCATTCTCGCAATCGCCGACACGTTCTCCGCGTGCCGCGGCTCGCCCGGGTTCCGCCGGGAAGCCTCGCGGGCGTATTCCAGGGCCTCCGAGTACAGACCCAACTCAAAGGCCGCCGAGTAGGCGAGGTCGGCCGACAGGTCGCCGTAGGCCGCCGGGTCGCTTGTGTGCGTCATGTTCTCCCGGTCGCAGTGGTACGCCTGGCGAGCCCAGTAGAGGGTCGCCACGGCGTCACGCTTCTGCCACCCCATCTGGGCGACGTACAGATGGGCCTCCGGCTCCGTCGGGGCCTCGAGCATGGCGGCAAGGATATGGCTGTTCGCACCGCCTTGATCGAGCCTCGCCAGAGACCGGCGGGCGTGAGCCCGCTCGTTGGGAGCCCCGCCCGGCATCTTGAGGTAGGCGGCGAACGCCGGCCCGGCCCGCTTGTCCCCTGCGTAGTCCAGCTCCCGGGCGTAATACCAGTGCATCCGGGCGTCGGTCGGATTCTCCTCGACCGCCCGCGTCAGCAGCTCTAGGTCGCTCTTGTGAACCTTGCCCGGCTCACGGTGATGGCGGATCACGACGTTGTCAGCGAACGTCTGCACCTCGGTGCCGGACCACCGCACCAGGCCCTCGTGGGTGGCCCCGGTCCATCGGTAGCCATGCCGCGAGTGGATCCGGTCGCACCGGAAACAGAAGTCTTTACTCCACCAGTAGGGGTATCGGAGTTTCGTCGTTTCGGGCGTCCACGCGGCCTCCAGGGCCTCCCGCCAGCCGGGGTCGAGGGCCTCGTCGAGATCCAGCCGGATCGCCACGTCGGCGTCGGCTGGGACGTGCATCAGCGAGAGATTATGCGCGTCGTCCCACCGCCACGGGATCGGAGCCCCGTGGGCCACCGTCACGCCGGCGGCCTCGAGCAGCTCAACGGTGTTGTCGGTCGATCCGGTGTCGGTGACCACCCGCACGTCGGCATCCCGGCAGGATGCTTCCCACCGCTCGACGTTGGCGGACTCGTTCCTGGCGAGGGCGTAGATGGCGATTTTCATGTCAGAATCGCCCCCTGCCTCAAACCGTCATCGAAATACTCCACCGTCCTCGCTTGCTCCTTGGCGAACGTCTCCACCGCGGCCCGCACCTCCCGGTTACACACGTCGTCGGCGAGGATCACCCGGCTGCCGGCCACCAGCCGGAGGTCGGCGAGAGCCCCGGCGTAGGAGTGGTCGCCATCGACATGGGCGAAGTCGGCCGGCGGGAGGCTTTTGATCGCGTGGGAGTCGACCACGACCAGGTCGGCGTCGATGCTGTGCTTCTCAACCAGCCGCCGCCAGTGGGCCAGGCAGTCGTAGGAGTCGGCGTCCATCGCCCCGTCGATGCAGAGGTAGTGGGCACCGGGGGCCGCGGCCGCAAATGTCAGCAGCGAGTAGCCGCAGCGGGTTCCGATCTCAATCACGCTGGCCGGCTTGTGCCGGCGGAAAATCTCGCCCTTCATCGCGTAATGAAAAATCACCCGCGAGTCGCAGCCGAACCAATCATCCTCCCGCCAGTTGCTCTCCAGCAACTTGCGAACGGCGTCGGTCCACGCCAGCGATGCGGTCACTCCCATGCGTCACCCATGAGGTTGAGGATGTCACCGATCGGGAGGTAGGCCAGCCACGCCTCGGCGTCGCGGACGCCGAACGATGCCACGAGCGTGCCCTGGCCGCTGACCGCGAGGCCGGCACAGAACTCGATACTTCGCGTCTCGCGAAACGCGAAAGCCGGGGAGACCCGAGTGATCCGCCAGTCCGCCGCCTCGTCGAACATGACGAACCGATGCTCGTAGGCTCGCCGACCACCGGAGATCGCCACCTCGTGAACTATTCCCCACCACAGACCCGGAGCCCAAGGGTGCTCGACGAGCTGCGACCCGCCGCGGAACCCGCGGGCCACCAGCGGGGCATCGGCATGGGCGGTGACCGTCCAATCGTCGCCGTCCTCGCGGACGAGGCACGTCCGGCCCTGGTGGCTGCAGTGGTAGAGCCACTCCCGCCTACCGGTAATCGGCATCCAGTTTTTCTCGTGCCGGCCGCTGACGGTGTCGTGGCAGCGGAGGTCGTGGATTCGGTCGAACCTATCCAGTTTCCCGACGCCGATGCGGCACGTCCCGTCGCGGCCCGCCCAGTTGCGGACCGTGGCCGACGCGATCAACTCACCCTCCACAGAGTTGATCCGCACGTCCTCAAGCCCCTCGACCGGGAACCCAGTGGCTTGGTAGTCGGCAGCCCAGTAGCGTTCGTGCCCGTCGCTCAGGTCGACGAGGCAGTTGAGCGTGCGGATCGCCTCGCGGTCCTCTGGCGGGATGACGTAGCGGCCGTCGTCGTCGATCGAATAGTTGCTCGACCGGACATTGACCAGTAACCGGTCGCCGTGACTCACGACCGAAGGGTTGAACAGCGACCAGCCGACGCGGGCCGGGGGCACGTCGATCTTTGTGAACTCCGCGGCGACGACCTGGTCGGATAGCGTCTGCGTGTACCAGGTGCGATTCGACCGCACCCGCTCTTCCTTCTCCGCAGAGAGCGGCAGCCGCAGAAGCCGCTCGCAGCATCGGCGGCCGACCTCGTGCTCGCCGCAGTGGTAGGCGTGGGCCGCGACGCGATGGAGGTGTTCGATCATGCCGGTGTTCACCTGTTCACCGGTAGCCTACCCAAATGGGCGGGGCCGTAAACCCCGGATTTTCGCGGGGCAGTGCCCTAGTTCACAGGGCTAGGAGACTCTGGTGGCAGCAGGGCGAGAGCGTCGGCTAGGGGGATGATCTCCACCGCTGCCATGAACTCCGGCGTCAGGTGCGGCAGAGCCCACGCCAGGATGCCGCCCTCATAGAGTTCCGAGAGGAGATGCCCGCCCATCATCCATCTGCCATCGGTGAGTTGCTGCCCGCCAGCCACATGGCGAGGGTCGCCGTGCTGCTCTTGGATCGCGTACCACTCGGAGGCGGTCGCGTAATCGTAGACCAACGCGAGGTCTTTGCAGTCATCGTAAGGTACGGGGAGCGTCAGGTCGGAGAGTGTCATACGTTCCTCGTCAGTGCGGTTTGGAAGGATTGCATCGCGGTGTTGTAGGCGGCGGCTTGCGGTGCGGTCATCGAAAGCCCGATGGAGTAGCCGCCGAGAGTGCCGCCGAAAAAGTCGGTCGCCTCTGGAGTCGATGCCCGATTCAACGCAAACACAAAAATGCTGGCCGACGTTGGGCTGGCGGTGGTCAGCGACCCGCTGACAGCACTTACGCCGTTCCTGTATATCACGCCAGAGGCCGTAGATGACTCCACGCCGAGCCAGTTGGCACCGGACGAAATGACACCGGAGATTATTCGCGCCGTGTTGCTGCCAAATGCAAAACTAACCGCATCGGCTGCGGTTTGGTGACCAAGACAAAACTGGTTTTGCAATAACGGGTTTTCGCTTCCAAGAAAATCGTCGTATGCTGCGTTGGGCCACGTTCTTGCATACGCACTCAAGTGCCTATTGCCCACAGACAGCGTGTTAGTTGCAAACCCTGTGTCTAGGTGTTTTGTTCTGGCGGCGTTGTTGAGCCCACCGCTGGCCCCCGTCTCAGCGTAATCCCCGCTGACGAACAACCCGCCCACGTTCGTATCGGTGGTGTTGCCATACTGCGTCCCGCCGAGCGACGGTCCCCGATACAGCGGCACCAGTGCGGCGTTGAGATTTCCGCCGCAAAAAAGATTCGTCCTGTACATGGCCGCTCGCAGCGATGCCGCGTCGATGTCGTTGCAGAACGTATTCACCGCCGCCGCCGTCGCGGAACTCACCGTGCCGCCGTTGGCGTACACGCGGTTGATCCAGTCCTGTGCGTCGGCGTTGGATACGGTAGGGGCGAGGGTGATGCCGTACTTGGCGGCAAAGTATCGGGCAACACGGGATCGTTCCGCAGAGGTTAGTGTGCGACTAAAGGCAACAACCTCGCACACTCTTCCTCGCCAGTTACGGTTAGCGACCGTTCTGTCATTTCCAACTTGGAATCCGTTTGCCAGGGTGTTGTTTGTGTTTCTGGTGACAAGCAAAAACGGCGACGTAATCGAAGGAAACGGCTTGACGAAAACGTTGTCTACCGCGTCGATCGCGTTGACATTGGAACGCCTCGCAAAAGTCCCATAGATGTAACTGACGCCGTTTGTCGATTGCTCGCCTTGCCAGCCGATGTCGTTCAGGCCCGAAGTCGTACCGCCGAACAGGGTGTGATTGTCTGCAAAAGTAGAAGCCGCAGTGTCGTAGATGCCAACAGCAAACACCTCTTGCCAATCCTGTGTGCCAGAGGATGGAACGTAAGCCAGTTTCTGTGAGTTGGCTGTGGTTCCAAAGTTCACGCCACGCCGTCCGTTCGTAACTGCCGTTCCCACCAGCGGCCGACTCCCCGCCGTCGCCTGCACCGCGTGCCTGCCGTTTCCCGACTTGTCACCCCAGTATCCCACCGGATCGCTGCTCGCGGTGGCGGGAACTGTGCCGTCGCTGTTCTGAAACAACGTGGCACCGTCAGAGGCATCAAGCCAGAGGGCTAGGCCGCTGATGTCCGTAGGCGAGAATGACCGGCGATAGATCGTGACGGGCAGACGGGTGCGGACGCCGCCTCGAGGAAATGCACGCCGAGTCATATTTTTTGCCATGCTGATGTTTCCTCGGCTACGCCGACACCGTCACGGGTGCAGACTTCGGACCCTCGCCTACGGCGTTGACTGCTGACACTCTGGCGTCCGACCCGGGATAGTTGTTGGCAAATCTGTAGAACGTGCTACTGACCACACTGGCTGGCGTGTACGGGGTGTCATCGAAATAGACGATGTATCCAGTGATGGCAGCCCCGCCGTTGCTTGTCGGTGCCGACCACTGCACATAAGTCTGGGACGGGTCTCCGTCATACGAAGCCTCTAAGATCGTCGGAGCGCCGGGCACCGTCGGTGATCGGGTGGATGGTCCCTCGGTCACCATCGTGTGAATCCGCCTCAGAGTTTTATTTCGATCCGCCCACCGCCAGTGATGCTCGGCCCCCGGCGGGATCATCACCTGGTAGGTGAAGCTGCCGGAAACTATTTTGTCGCCCTTCCTCGGATCCTGGGCAAGGTCCGTCGTGTCAACGAAAAAATCCTGCGTCTCTGTCCGCAGCATCTGGCCGGCGGCATCTATCGACTCCCACCGGCCGATCACGACGGTCGCCCGCACTGTCCTTGTGGTGCCGATGGCCGGCTGATACGAAACCTCAGTCGCGAGGTGCTCACGCCGCTGCGATTTGAACCACGTCTCGCCAAGGGCGATCATGTCCTGCATGTGTCACCAGGTGCGAGAGGGGCGGGCGCGGCCGATAGCGTGGCCGCACCCGCCCCCTTGCGTGGGGTCGGTCTCGATCACGAGGGCCAGAGGAGAACCGCCACCTGGCGATCGGCCACCAGTCGGGGACGGGCCAGGTAGCCCGCAGTGACACCGGTCGAGGCGTCTAACTTTTAAGGATACGCCGACCACCG